CCTGGAAAGTATAAAAAATAAAATGAAGAAAAAAAAACATTACAACTTCCGAATGGACGAAGATCTTCATGAAACTTTAGATGCTCTATGCAAACAACGCCCAGAAATAACTAAAAGCCGACTCGTTAATACTGCCATCAGACAATACTTAGACAATTATAAAATAAATAAATAATGTGTTGACACGTCAATACATCTAAGGTATTATAATAATATCAAAAAAAACAAAGGAGTTAAAAATATGGATAGATTCGAAATGCCAACATATTACGAGGAAGTGTGCCAGGTGTGTAGAGGTGCAGATTGCGAGCCAGTAGAATTGGACGGTTGTGAATGGGATGCCGTTTGGAGTTGTGAGGTCTAACATGTTAACTAAATTATTAAATGCATTAGATATCGAATTAAATGATGAGAGCGTGTGTGAGTGCAATGGATACGGTAGCGTGTATATATTCCATCAAGGCAAAAAAACAATAGCAAATATTAATCTAGGGCGATCAATTATATCTAATATGCCCTATACAGATAAAGACGCTGAGGAGTTGTTTTAATGTCAGAATCAGAAATAAAAACAAAACATGACGAGCTGATAGCAAGAATTATTGATAATGAAGATGTGTATATGTATACATCAGTATTNCGCAGAGACGAGGCCGTAGCATTGGCGAAAAAAATCCTGGGGGTGATGGCATGAAAACAGTTAACATTAAAGGAAAAGAATATGTAGAAGTTCACGAACGTATTGCCCATTTACGAAAAAATTATAAAACCGCTCAATTACTAACCGAAATCATCTCCAACGAGAATGGTGTATGTGTTATAAAGGCCACCTTATACATTGATAATAAGATTGTATCAACAGGTCATGCCTATGAGAAAGAAGACAGTACATATATAAATAAAACGTCTTATATCGAAAATTGTGAAACATCCGCAGTTGGGCGATGTCTTGGGAACTATGGTATTGGAATAAATTCAAGCATTGCGAGTGCGGATGAAGTCATAAACGCTATTAATCAACAACAACAAAAACCAAAAGAAAGAAACGAATGGGAAACAAAACTACTAGAACAGGCCAATAATGATGAGTCTGTATTGACTGGCATTAGCGATTCATGGAAAAACGGTATTAAAAGCGAGAAGCAATATCATTGGTTTTCAAAACAATTGGTTGAAAGGAATTATAAATAATGCTCACAACTAAAACTCAGCTACACCAAGAAGTCATTAAACGAGGAGTCAATCTAGCTAAACTAAATTTCAGTTACCCTCCCCCACGCGTCGCTTATAACAGTAAAAGTCGCGCATTTGTTAGCTATGGTCTGGGCATAAAAAATGTAGCAGAAGTTACACCATGGGTAGCAATTCATGAACTATTATATAATAGGGCCAACCTCGACTGCGAAAGAACAATACTAGCCATAGCTTTATTTGCTGTCGCTCAGGTTCACGGTGAACAAGATTTTAATTCGATGCTGTCTGAATTAAGGATTTCAAGCACACTCAATTTTGCTACTGTGCCCTATAGTGCTAAAAGCTGCATAACAGTTACAAAAGTAAGTTCAGTGAATCAAATACAGCTCGGGGATTGGATATATATTGAAAACCATAAAGACTATTTGAAATATTATCGTGGCGGAACGGCATCTGGCGAGCATGTTATCTGCACGTCACTAAGTCCGCTTTTATTTTATGGCCTTTTTGATCTGAACGAACGAACAATTGACCAATGGTTATTAATTTTAAATATGGCCGCGCCAATTTTCGAAGTTTCCGAAATGGAAGGAATTAAGAAAGATCAAAATGGTGATATTATGGTGAGGCGTTTATGCATATAATATTAATAGTTGCATTGATACTGACCGGTTGCGGAAAGTTGCATACACCTGAACTAACAGATAATAAGACTACCTATACAATAAATAAGTACAACAATGGTATTTATATTGGGGGCTGGGTAAGCACAACAAAAGTTTACCTAAAGTTTGAGGATAAGTTTATTGAAGTTCTTGGCGACTATACAATAGAGGAAAATATAAATGAATAAAATAATTTGTATTCCTTGTTTTCAAAACTTAATATACACTGCATATCCCAATAAAAAAATTGAGCCACCCACAATAAAAACAGATTCGGTTAAACAAGAGCAAATAAGAGACCCAGAGCCACTTGAAGATTTAGTGGATTATATGAACTCAAATCCATTTAGAGTTTTGTTATCTGGTATTTTAAAAAAAAATAAAAAAGGAGAATAAAAAAAATGCAAAACTTTACATTAATAGGAATTATTTCAAAGGATACTGAATATCGAATGACCGAAAAAGGCGATGCAATGGTACGCTTAACAGTTCGTGTATCGAGCAATCGCAAAGATGAACAAGGGCGACGTATCAGTGACTTCTTTGACATGACGGCTTGGGGCAAGACAGCAATGTTTATAGAAGAATATTTTAAAAAAGATATGCCTATAGCTATCCAAGCAACATTACAAAATCATAAATATGACAAGCAAGGCATAACGGTATACACAAATAACTTTTTAATTAATAAGGTGGACTTTGTTCCGCAAGTTAAAAATGAAAACTGTTAATCTACCTACAACCGTGTTAATTGATCCCGAGATTAGTTATGAGGCAAAGGGCATTTATTGTTATCTCTATTCAAGATATAAATTCAATCAATGTCAAATCATAAAAACTATTTTTAATAAATATAAGTATGATAAGGCAATTAAACAATTAATAAAAAATAGTTATATACAAATTCAAGGTAATAATGTTTTTTTTCTTAAATAATGTTATACTAAAATAGTAATCTCATAGTCACATTTGACACAAACACATTTTGAGGCGCATATATATTTGGAAACCATGCGCCTCACCCCTTTATGCTATAATATAATTGATCGAATCAGATTATAGGCTGTACACCACACACTCCGTATGGCCTATAACTTGCTTTTAAGTTTAGGAATCATGTATAATTATATTGATTAGTTATACGGCTGCATAAACCTTTATGTGGCCTTTTTTTTGTTGATATGAGTATAAAAAACATTTATACTATCTATATAACTAATCACTACCTAAATAGTGAAATTCTAATATTAAGGAGTTCCTATGAACAAAATAAAACATAAGAATCCGTTTACTGCTGTGCCAAACGCAGTGCTAAACGATGCAAGATTAACATTTAAAGCGAAGGGAATATACAGTTATTTATTTAGTAAGCCTGATGGTTGGGTGTTTTACAATCAAGCCATACTTAATGAAACGGCCGAGGGCATAACAAGTTTTCAATCCGGCATCAAAGAATTAGTAAAAAATGGATGGCTAAAAAAACAACAATTAATATCAAAAAATGGGCAATTTGGTGGCAATGAATACGAATTAATTACTGAATTACCGACACAAGAAAACAGTGCGACGGTCACGCAGAAAAAACTTGAATCACACTTAGAAAACCCGATAACGGAAAACCCGGTCTCGGATAATCCGGTTACGGAAAACATACTTACATATAAAGAAATAAAGAATAAAGAAATAAATAAAATAAAAAGTAATAGTATAAATACTATTACCAAAAAGAAGTCTTCTATGAACGACTATGAATTTATAAAGTTGTTATGGAATACGTTTGCCAATGAATTTGGATTATCAGAAATCCGACAACTAACAACTAAACGCATTAATGGAATTAAAGCTCGACAGCGTGAAGATGGATTTAACATACATGAAATTTTTGACTCCATAGAGGCATCCCCATTCCTTTTAGGCAAGAATGGCAATGACTGGAAGGCTGACTTTGATTGGGTGTTTTGTTCGCCGAATAACTGGTTGAAGATTGTCGAGGGTAAATACAAAGGCGAAAAAAACCAAAATCCACAAGATAAACTGCAAAGCATTTATTACGAATTAGTAGGAAAAAATAAATGAAACTAATATTTAAAATTTACAAACTTGCAAGGCTATACCGTCCTTTGAAGGTAAGGGAGTTAAAAAGGGAGGAAGAAAGGTTAAGGAAATCAATTCAAGATCGCAAACACGAAATATGTATTTTACAGGATGAGTATACTTCAGCAAATATTCGTAACGTAGAAAATTATCGCTTAATAGCTAAAAATGAAAAATCCTATGAATCCAAGTTGCGTCAAAAGGAAAAAGAATTAGATCAAAGAGAAAAAGAAATAAACGAATTACAACAAAAGCTAAACGATCAAATATTAAAACTAGGGATTGTTAAGGGGGTCAATAAATGACACCTAGGCAAGTATTTAATGGAATAGCCATAAGCATTGGATTATATCTATTAACTTTTATTTGGTTATGGGAGTGGGTACCTTATGCATTTATGGTTTGGTATATATTTTTAAAGCTTGGAGGAAAATAAATGAATAATTATGAAAAAACAGTCACGGCAATGATATTGAAAGCATATGCCATCGTTGGACAAGAAGACAAGCAAATACAAATAAAAGCATTGGCAGAAGCAATCATAGAAAGACAAATTAATCTAAAAGTACTAAGTGAAGCATTAAATAAACATGCTGAGACATCAGAATTTACCCCAAGGTTAAAAAATATTATGGATTATGTAATCAGTATACCAGATCAACAAGTAAATGAGTTTCTAGTCCGTTTTAGAAAACAATCAAGAAACCATTATGATTGGAATGATATTGACGATGACGTTTACACCATAAAACAGATTATTGGAAAGCAACGATGTGAGGATTGTCTAGCTGAACATTGGGTATTTATCGAGAAAGAAGCCATAGAATTATACAAGGATTTGATAAATAATAAGATTGGGCTTATTGAAAGTCCAAATAAGCATAACATTAAACAAATTGAAGGCTCAAATACTGTTTATATTGATGCTAAAAAGAATGTGGCTAATGGGTTTAATCCATTAAAAAGGTTATTAGAGCAAGTCTGAAATGAACCATCTTGATTTATTTTCTGGTATTGGAGGCTTTGCGTTGGCCGCTAGATGGGCAGGAATTAATACAGTGGCATATCAAATTATGAAGGGGATTTATGTACAAGATTGAAAAAAAGATTAAATTATTAAGTGTGAATGAGGCGTGGCAGGGTAGAAGATTTAAAACGAAAAATTATGACGCATACCAAAAAACACTGTTGTATACCCTGCCAAATGAAAAAATAAATCTTATCAAATCTTATTATATAATATTTTTTTTTAATTTTTCAAATAAATTATCAGATTGGGATAACCCAATTAAGCCACTACAAGATATTTTGCAAAAAAAGTATGAATTTAATGATCGTGATGTTGATATAGCAATGGTATATAAAAACATTGTCCCTAAAAAGGATGAAGGATTTATTGTTTACATTGGTGATTCTAACAACTTTTATAATGATCTTGAGACTATAAGAACACAACAAAAAATAGAATAGCTAAATTTAAAAAAATTAATAACAAAATACCGGTCTTGAATACATCAATAACCTTGTCGATATTATCCCAGCGTTTTCTGGTAATATCCTGTATATTTGTAATTTTTTCGTTTAGCTGATCGCATTGCTTTTTTAAATTTGTGACGTTTGTTTTTTTTGTTGTTGTAGTATCTTCTAATGACATAACTTTTTCCAAAATTAATTATTGTCATAATAATTATTAGTTCAATTATGACTTTACTTTTTACACCATAAAAGAAATATGCCAAAGGAGCAGCAATAAATACATTGATTGCAGTATCAGATACAACTTGCATTGTAGTTTCTATAATACTTTGTTTTTTACTTTGCATTTTTTGTTAATGCAAGGCAAAACATACGAACATCTTTAGGGCTTAAATTCGTTTTTAAATCATCTTTTGTAATACCATAAGCGTGTTTTAATATGGGTAAAAACAATTCTGAGCAAAAATATTTATTTGATTCATGCACTTTCCGACCAAAAAAACCAAATATAACACCAAAGAAATCATATTTTTTACCGAGCATTGACTTAAATTCTTTAACAATTTTTTTTACAATTTTTTCATCTAAATGTAATTTTAATGTATAGGCAATGTCATTTCTTGGGTTAGCATATCGCGCTACACCACTGAAAAATTCTGATTCATAATACTTTTTATCTATTTCAAAGCTGACATGATAATAAATATCATTTGAAAATATTTTGATTATGCTTGTTGTGTATTTTAGTGGATTCCACCATTTATAGAATTTTTTGTGAAAATGTACTTTTATCATGCCTCAACTTCTAATTTACCGGCCATTTTATATAGCAGTTTTTTCATGTCATTCAACTCGTCTCTAACTTCTTTAAATTGTTCGTCTGTATGCTCTCTATATTCTGACATTGTTTTTTTAAAATTGTTTAATTGCGTGGTCATTTTGTAAACGTAGAAACCCATACCTGCATATAGTATAACAAAAACATACGCCTGACCGTTAGGGCTTTTCATAATATCTAGTAATGCAGGTATGAGGTGTATTAGTTCCATTTTATAGCTTGATACAGTACATTACATTTATGTTTTTAGGGCGAGTTTCTGAACTTGTTCTTGGAGTTCCATTTGTTCCATCTGTATATGGGTCTGTTGCGAGATGATGGAAAGTTGGAGAAGGACGTCTTCCAGCTGTATTTGAACCGTCTAAATATCCACCAGTCGTTGATCCTGTAGATGGAGTATTGGTGAATTGAAAATTTGCGTTTGTATGTTCTTGTGTATGGTGGTGTCCTTGCATCGCATCATCTTGCTTAGTACCTACCGCATCGCCTGTAGTGCCATCGCCTCGATCAGTACGTGATGATGCATTAGGATCAGTCCCAGCGGTGTTATCAAATCCCCTTAAAAACCGCCCTCTGTAATCAGGTAAATTAAATGTGGCAGAACCATCACCATTACCATAAATAACGCCTAACTCACCGAATAAACGTGCGTGTGTTGTTCTGCTAACTGCTGAACCATCACATTCAATGTATCCTTTAGGTGCTGAGGTTAATGCTGTACTAATAATGGTTCCAGTAGGCTTGTCGTCTTCGCGAAAATTAAGGTTGATTCTTGTTGCGCTAACTGCTCGGCCAATCTCTACTGGGTATAAACTTGGCTTTGTTGCTGTTATCGCACCGCTTGTTCCAATATAGTATATTGTTCCAGCGGTTAATGAACTAAACGAATTATAAAACCCATAGTCAATTTTAACCGTTCCACCGCTTGATACAGTAGTATTGCAAACACCGACAACCGATGTAATACCGGCACTTGTTGAATTGTCTGCCTTATACGCCTGTCCGGCACTGATTCTTAAAATATCACCTGCTGTAAGGTTTTCACCGGCTGTTATTGTTGAAAACTGATCGGAGGGTATGCCAACGTAACTTGTAGCTGTTACTTGTGCCACGTTAACGTCATAATTGCCATTAGCTAATATTTCTACTGTTTTGTCTACGTTTTGATCCCAGTCCGTATTAGTAAACTTGGTTCCACTCCATTTATTAAAATCACTTGCACTTGGTACTGCCATTATAATCCACGCTCCTTTTTAATTTGTTGTAATGATCTTGGGGCTATGCCTCCGCTTTCTTGTCTTTCTATTGGTGTTACTGCCATTGCTGGCACTTTAGCTGCTAGTCTTGGTACTACTTGCGGAACTTGCACGCCTTCTTGTGCAGCTCTTAATGCTGCTCTGGCGATTGGTTCACTCTGTATTGCCATTTGTCCAAGTTTTGCACCTGCTAGTGGTAATGCAACCTCTGGTGCGACTGCGGCACCACCAACTAACCCAGTCGTTAGCAATATGTCTCTAAGGCCTGCTTTTTTCCCTATAGATTGACTAATTGAATCTTGCAACGCGTTAGCTTCTATTTGATTTACAACACTACGCTTACCCTTAGCTTTTACTTCTTTGTCTAAGTCTTTAAGCAAATCCATAGTTCTGCTTTTAGTTTGTCGCTTTTCTTTTAACCTTTTTATTACGTCATTTGTTAGTGTGTTTACTTTAGATTCGCTGATATCTTTTCCTAGATTTTTTTCTATATCTTTCACAAGGTTGGTTTGCTTTGCATACTTTTTATTTAGTTCTTTAAATCCGGGGTAAACTTCCATAGACTTATATAACCCGTCTTTTAGTTTCCCTATTGCTATTTTATCCGCCGGTTCTATTGTTGTGCTTCGTAACACGTCAGCTAAAACAGAATTTACACTTTTAGCTTCATCAAAAGTAAGTTCTTTACCTGCAATAAATTTATCAACTGCATTTTGGTTATATTTTTTAGTTTTAGCTCTAGTTACTGATAACAAATCACGTACCCCTTCTTTATCAAGGTTTAAGTCTTTTATTATTTTACTTATGTTACTAGTGTCTGTTACTTGCTTTTTTGCAGCTTCCGATACTTTAGTTAATGCACTGTCATATATACGTGATTTTTTTCTATTAAGTATTGCAAGCGATGTTTTAATTTGATTAGATGTATCTATATTTGTTTTAGGATCAATCTTAGTTAATATTGGCTTTTTAATTGCTTCATCTATAACGCCTTTTTCTGCACGTGTAGCAAACTTAGCTACCTGTTTGAGTGCTGGCTTACCTAGCTTTAATGCTTTGCCGATACCGGCCTCAACTGTACCGCTTATAGCTCCTGCCTTTAACGCTTCGGGGGCCTCTTCGCCTTCTAACAACCCTCTACCTGCACGACTTACCGCAGTAACACCAGCCTGTCTTGCTAATCCCATAGGTGTTAAGGCTGCTGCAATCGGTGCTAATCTTGCTATGTCCGTAGCCACTTGTTTTGGCGTTTCTTTTATAACCTCTAAAGGTGATATACCACGTATCTTTTCCATTATTGTTGGCTCTGGTTGTTCAATAACATCATCAAATTCGACTTGTTCTTGATATTGTGGATATTTAGCAATCATTTTATTTGCTAATTCTAAATCGTCTATATCTTGATACTGAGGATATTTAGTTTTTATATTTTGTGAAAACTGTTTATAGTTCATTATAAAATACCTAGCGGGTCTTCTTGCTGCAAAGACAACCTATCCTGTTCTGTAATATCAATTTGTGACATTACTTTTTGCATGCGATTTTTAATTCTGTTTAAACTTGCCTCAAATGCCTCATCGCTTAATCTTGTGTCGAGGGATGCAATATCAGCTTCTATTAAGCCTAGTTCCTTTTCATTCATTGCCCCAAAACCTGTTGCCCCTGTTCTTGATGCATTTTTCATTTCAGTAATAGTATTTAATGCTTTTTGTGCGAGCAATGTTTTTATCTCTTGATTGATTTGAAAACTTTTTTCGCCTTTTTTAGTTGGCAATGCCATTCCTGATGCCCTACC